AGTTGTCTGTCAATGCTCCAAGCGCTGCGTAATAGGCAGGGTTCGTTACAAGGACGTTGGGCAGGTTGCCGTTTGAGTTGTTCAAGATCTGCTCCGCTGAGTTGTAGATGAAAGCAACCCAGTCTGCAGGATCGGTGATGTCGGTGAGTGTTTCGGTCTGGGTGACTCCTGCAGCAAAAGTTGTGCAGGCTGCGACGTCGGTAGCGTTTGCGTAAACGCGTGCCATGTCATCGAGCAATGCTCCGAGTACTTCAGGTGAAGTCATGTCAAGGCTTTCTTCTGACAGTTTCACATAACCGCCGTAGAGCGCTTTAGTGATTTGAATGTCGTCAACTACGAAAGTCCCTTGATCGAGTGCTACGAGTTCTCCGTTGCTTGCACCGATCGTTGTGTTTGTGGTGACTTTTGGACGGATGAAAACTTTTCCGCTCTGTGGCATTTGGCGTACGCCCATCGCTGTGATGAGGGGCCTGTAGTTCGCCACAAAATTGTTGTAGATCGGTTGCACGATAGGAACTGGCAAGATGCCTGGCAAGTCGGTCGTAACGACGTTTGGTGCAGCTGCAACGATACGAGAGTTGAACTCTGCGAACTCGCTACCGCCAGCGACAAACTTGCACATATATTCGGCTGCCGATGGCAGCGAGAAGTTCTGTCGTGCTTGTGCGTAAAGGATTGGACTTGTGGGGGTTGTTACCGACTCTGCTGACTCGGCCTTGATTGCTTCTGACACTTTTTCCTCCTCAGGGGTGTCTAGGGTTTCTTCTTCTATTTCGCTTTCCTCAGGATCGGCCGAGGCTGCGATTTCTGTGATTACTGCTTCCGAAAAAGCAGGAACCGCGACAAGTGAGAGCTCAATGAGCTGTGCTTTTGACACAACCATGACTCCGCCTTTGTCAAACTTGAATGAGACTGGGTTCGCGCCGACGCTTACCGAGTCATACGCGCCAGCCTTCAAGAGAGCGACCGCGTCCTTGGATGCGCGAGTGTCTGCCAGCGTTGCTTCAAACTCGAGGCCAGCGTCGGAGTCTGCGAGAGCGTTAACGACTCCGCGTAATTGGCTCATGTCGTGGTTCTCTAGAAGTTTTGCTGGCTTTTGAGTTAGGTCAAACGCGCCTCGTAGAAACTTGACGCGCTGACCTCCTGAGACAGTTGCAACAACATCCCAGGGGACGGCGATACCGGCGATACGCGCTGGGCGGTTCTCGTCGCCTGTCTCGGCGATGATGAGATCTAGATCGGCGTGAAAATGGATCATGAATTACTCCAGATTGTTTGTGTCTGATAGTGGGTTGACTTCTGGTTCTTGCATGACTGAGTCGTGCATTTCGGGCGCGTATTCGCCGACGTATTCATCGAGATCGAATTGGCAATGCCTCCCCCTCGGAAGAACATCGTCCATAGACAAGCGTTCCTCTATGGCGTGGAGAAGTGGGCGAGCGCCAAAAAGGAGCAGGTCTTGGCGAGCCTGCTGTGCGTTTGCGTAAGTCATACCGCTTTGGTCAATGGCGAGCAAGTAGGCAGGAATGTCCATAAGGCGAGACAGTTCTTTTGTCTGATACTCGCGTCCTTCTACGAGCTGTAGTTTGCTCGGGTCTTGGTCAAAGGAAACGAAGTTCACAAACTCATTGAGCGCGCCGATCGCATTGGAGCGACGATTAGCTGCCCAGGCTGCAGCCATTTCTCCGAGCTCTTCGCCCGACATCGGCTCTCCGCCTTTTTGCTGAAGATAGCCAGCTGCGATTTCATTTGAAGCAAAGCGCTCTGCTGACTGATCCAGTTTGAGCGAGATCTGTATTGCGCGACGCCCCGAGTAGATGACGCCGAGGTTGCCGTTGAGGAATTGGATCACGTTGCTCGTGTCAAGTGGGAGACCGTTGAACTCGAGTTCGTCTGCTGGCCCGAACCATTCCGGTGGCTGATTTTGAGGACTTTGAACGAGGTTCGCTGGTAGCCATTGGAAAGTAGCAGGAAAGCCCGTGCTGTAGCGCGAAGTTACCGCCCAGAAAGCACGACCGTAGAGGATGAGATCCTTTGCGGTTTTTGCCATGATGAAGTTGCGAGTGACCTTAGGGTCGGGCCGTGTCATCCATGACTCGCCCTCCACATAGATCTTCTCGTATTCTTCGCCGTTCCATTGGAGGACGTAGGACTTCATGTCGAGGGTTCCCACCACCGTCGACAGCAGCGAAACCGCGCGAGTGATGGTGGGTACAGATAGTGCAGCTTCTTCAAACGCCCCTACGGTGTATGAATAAAACTGGCCTATCTGCGACGCGCCAGAAGCAGCTCCTAGTGGGGCGGAGTTATACGCTGGCGCGGTGATCTTTTTACCGAAGAGAGGCATCACCTGGAGTCTCTACCCAGCGTGTAACAAAAGCAAGCACCACGGCAAAAGATAGAAAGTGATCACCTACCGAAGGCGATGGCTGCTCTTGCTTTTTGGGTTGGCTTCGCTACGAGTGCAGCTGCGAAGATCATGCACCTCGCCATCGTGATCGGGCCACTCGATTTCTGTGATGAGATCGTGTAGCCAGACTGTGTCTTGACGCCGACGGCGCGGTTGACGTGCTCGAGGAGCATTTGCTCACCGGTATGCACAAGGCGTCCCTCGGTAATGAGCTGACGGATCGTGCTCGTGTGGGTTACAAGTTCGCCATAGCCGACGTCTATTTTTTTCTTGTCTAGATCCATTGGGGCCATTTGGAATAGGGAAGGCGTGAGCGCGATCTGTCGGCAAGTCTTAGCGGACTCATGCACCTTTTCCCAGCAAGCGCCGAGAGTGTCTGTCACGAACTCGACAGTCACAGCGATCTGCCCTTCATCGTTGAGCTGTGCGCGTACTCCACAGTAGAGGGACTCATCGATTGAACTGTCAACGCTAAGGACGCCCCCCTCTGGCATCACAGAAGTTGTCAACTTGTCAAAGACTCCAGGATTTAGCCAGGAGTTAGCGCTCGAGATCCACAAGTTTAGCGAGGCTCTCATGAAGGCTGCTTTGTCCACTTGCTCGGACTCATCAACCAAGATCTCGGGATCCAAGGTGTACCCGATCGCTGGGTTGGCCATCGCCCAGTAGCCCTTTTCAACCATTGGGTCAACGCCTGGGGGGACGCTCCACTCGGCGAAGAACAACTTAGAGAACTTCTTTTCGTCAATAGCGCGAAGACCCTCTTCTCTCATTTTGAGCATTGCATGAGAGTCCTCTGTGCCAGCCGTGCTCCAGCACGACAACAACGGAGACTGCATTGCGCGCTGAGAAGGTAGAGCGCCATTGAAGAGAACGTCGGCGGAGATGTTCCAGACTTCGTCCGCCACAATGTACGTCGGCGAGAAACCGTGAAACGCTTTCGGGGTTGCAGCCTGGACTAGCCAGCGCGACTCGTCCGGCATGACAACCTCGTTACGACCGTAACTCCAGTAAGCCTTAGCGCCGAACTTCGCCTCAAGTAGCGGAGCCAACTGCTCAAAGATCTCTACAGCAAGATCCAACTGGTGAGCAGTAGAGATCACGAGGACTGGCTTGCCACGTCGGATCGGTTCCTTCACCAAGGCCCACAAGATGAAAGCCTTTAGCGCGACGGTCTTGCCATTCTGCCGAGCGACCGAAACCAGAGAACGCCGACGGACTAGATCCCCGTTCTCATCGTGCTCAAGTTGGCCTGAAATTGCCAATTTTTGCCAGGGCATTAGGTCGATGTTCATCACGTCATGCGCGAGAGCTGCAACTTCGTCTCCGTAACTGCCACATCCCAACAACCCAGACATCAGGCGAGGAGCAATAAGCCCAGGCCCAGGAGCATCGCTCACCATCCGCCGAGATCCAGCGACTTCAGGCTCGTTCTCTGCTTTCTGGGATAGATGCATGGAAGGGGTCGGGGTGAATGTTTTTTCAATTTCAAAAAAATTATTTTGATTTTCTTTTTTTTGCGTTTGATTTTGTGCTTTTGTTCTTGCTTGGACTGTTGCTGCTCTTTTCTTCGCTAGATACTCGGCTCCGCGTCTGCTGTTGCATTTGTGGCAGGCTCCGACCCAGTTGCTTTGGTCTGTGGGGTCTGCTCCTCGGTCTTGCTCTATGACGTGGTCGATGGTTGTTGCTCGAGCGCGCTTGCACCAATGGCACGCGCCGTCCCATTCGGTGAGGAAGGTCTCTCGGTTCTTTCTGTATGACGCGCTGTCTAGGTCTTTACGTCGTGCTGTGCTCATTGTTGGATGCCGTCGCCGTGGCAGTCTGGGCACTCCATAGGGCTATCCATGAAGCCTAAGACGCGCCCTGATCCTGCGCATTGTCCACAGATTAATGTTCGGGTCTTGAGTAATGTCTCTGATTTTTTCTCAACGTCATTAGTAATAGTTTCTTTATAAGACGCCTGATTATCCGAGTTCGGTTTTTCAGGCCTCGGTGTTTCTTCTTGTCCACGTCTTTTCCACAGCATTTCCACACGGGTTAGGCAGCATTCGTCGTACACGATGATCTCGGAATGCCAGCGTCCCCGAGGGTCTTGGCTCTTTGTGCGCTTCACGAAACCTGCATCTTCTAGCTCTTGTAGTGCTTTGAGGATGGCGTCTCGGCCTTCTTGCCCTAGGCGTGACATTTGGAGCGCTGATGTGCGCCAGTTGTCGGGCATAGATAGCAGGTAGGCGTGTATTCCTCGAGCACGAAAGGAGAGCGAGTTGTTCCTAAGGGTTTCGTTTTTGATGATGGTGTAGTTGATATGTGGCCGTTCGGCGCGGATGATGGTCATTTTGTAGGGGCTTTCTCTAGTAGTCGGTTGGTTATGAATTGCATGTCTGATGGCCTCCAGCAGTAGGCCTCGGCTCCAGCTGCGTCAATGGTGCGTAGCCAGTTGATCTGTGCTGGGTCTAGTTTTCCTCGCTCGGTTTTGAGTTCGGCGAAGATGAGTCCTTTGTCTGGGTGAGCCATAACGAGGTCGGGAAAGCCCGAGTGTCCTTGTATGGCGGTCATCCACTTTCCGCCGACCTGTGAGGCTCTGAAGTGTGTTACGCGCCATCCGTACATGATCGCTAGGGCTATGACTTTGTTTTGAAACTCTTTTTCGGTGATGGCGACCATCTAGCCGTCTCCCTTGATGTCGAGCTCTCGTTTTTCCCAAGTCCATTGGTAGAAGCCCTCGGCGATGGTTTCGCGGTCGCCCCAGGTCATCCAGTCGCTTGAGTAACGCCTGACAAGTGGCGCGACAAATGAGTTGTATGTGAGCTCATAGTTGTATTTATCCCAGCAGTCGCCGATGAACACAAGAGTCACTTTTCTCCCTTTTGGGTAAACGTGCACCTGGTAGGAGTCGTCGTCTGTCATGAGCGCCATCTTGAAGCCTCCTGTGTCATTGCTTTCCAGTCGTCGCGAAAGCGGTCTCTGTCCTTCGTCACGTCATGAAGCAGGCTCGAGTAGCCCTGCAGCACTTCCTCAAGCTGCACGATCTCGGCTCTGTGCTGGATGATCTCCAGCTTTAGATCCTCAATTTCCTGCAAAGCGTTCTTCAAGAGTTTTGCTTGGAAGTTCTCTAGGTCGTGGCGGGCTTTGTCTTGCTCTGGTATTGCTTTGATAAATGCGTTCCAGATCTGGTCGTCGTTACTCATAGAAGGGCCTTTCTTTTCTGATGTTTGCTGATACTTCGCGCTCGTAAAGGATCGCCTCAATGATGAGGGTGATGAACCCGACCATGATGGCGAAGGTGATGGCTTTTCCGATGAGCTGCATTAGAACGGATCCTCCTGCGACTCGGCGCGGATCGCTAACGGGATGACGTTGCCTTTGAGCTCTTGGATCACTTGGGAGGCGTCGTAACTAGTAAAGTTTGGGGGGAAGTGTGCTTCGAAACCGAGTTTCTTGGAGAGTGTGCGGATGAGCCCGAGTTGCGCGTCTGATGCTGGCTTATTAGGTGATGCCTGTGGGCGTTGTGTGCCTTCAGGAGCGTCGCTGGGTGTCATGCGTTGTACTTTTGTCATCTCCTCACGAGAGGGGCGCTTGGACGGATCTGAGCCTGCATAGCCATAGTTCGCTAATGCGCGTCCGACCGCCGAGGTCTCACAGTTTTCCATGTGGCTCGTGGAGTTGACGCCCCGATCCGTGTGATGTTCCTCTGCATAACCAGTCGCCAGCAGAGTGTCTCCTGCGTAAAGTTCGGCTCTGAAGATGCACCATTCGCCAGGGGCGTATGCGTGAAGCGTTGTGATGACTCGAGGGTCTTCTGCTGCTTCTAGCCATCGCGCCAGTCTGGGCGCTACTGGCTCGTAGTTGTCTAAGTTGAATGTCATGTAGGGGCTCTTTCTGTTATTGGGATGATTTAGTTCCCCA